ACTTCAGCCATTTAATTTTAGTGTTTAATCCATTTAGATTTACCACGCATAACTTGCACTAGCTCGTTTAGCTTGAGGTTTGATAAACGTATTTTAGCGTTTCTAAGCTTCGCGCTACGTTCACGTTTTAAACGTTGAATTACGTATTCATTTTGGTTTATTCTAGAAGCTAAAATAGCATGGGATATATGGGCATACAGAGCTTCTTCAGCTAACTTAGGTACTTTAGTTTCTTCGTCTGTAGCTAAACCATCAGATATATATTCAAATTTTATTAGTTTATCTACTAAATCATTTGAAAAAGATATACTATTTGTTCTATCGTTTATATTAAAATAACCATTTACATTAGAAAACTGAGGGTCTAAACCGTATTGTTGGCCATAACCAACACCACCATGCCCACCGTCGTAATAAAAATAAGCTAGTATATCGTTACTACTTAAATTTGTATTTTTTAAATCATTGGTATTCCATCTATCATCTATCATGGAATTACCAGATACAATATTATCTCCAAAAGAATCTTGTATAGGTACTCCATTTGTATCTTGAACGGGTAGTTCTTTAGGGCTAGAATGCAGTGTGGTAGATGGCATAATTATATGTTGTCTACCTTGTTGATCTATCCAGTATATGTTAACATAGTTGACATAGTCTTGTGGAAGAGGTATACTTAAATTTGTTGGTATTGTAAGTTCTTGGGATTTAATACTTTTTAAAGTATCATAGCTAAACTCTTGAAGTCCTCGCTTAGCATGAAACAAAACATCTGTTCTTTTTACAGATGGTATAAGTTTGCCTTCACCAACGTAAGCTACTAAAAAGTTATTTACTATGTCGTCTATTTTTGTATAAGAATATGATCCGTAATTATCTTCAACAATTGTACCGTAGGCTTTTTCACCAGCGTTGTTACCATAGTTACCACCATCAATTCTTTTTAATTGTACAACTATAAATCTACCGCTAGCAGGTGCTGAATCAAATGTTATAGTATTGCCGCTAACAGAATATCCAGATGTAGTTTCTGTGTAGCTTCCACCGAAACCAGTGTCACTACCATATAACTTAAAGTTATTTTTAGCGTAACTATCTTGTGAAGAGCTAGCAGCAAACCAAATTAAATCTGTATTAAACGTCGTTGTAAAGCTAACCGTTGTACCGTCTCCCTGAAAGCCTTGTGCGCCTTCGTAGTATTGTCTATTATTTTCAGTTAGTAAAGCCATTTATTAACTTTTTGAATTAACTTCGTTTTGTTGTATTTCAGCTGCAGCTGCTTGAATTATTTGTGGATCTCTTATTACTACACCAGAATATTGAAGTATTCTAAGTATAATGTTTACCTGTTCACTTGGTTGTAATTCGAAATTTTGTGAAGCAGAACTTGAATCATATACATACTGACCTAAGTTCCCAACGGTATATGCCCACTTAACATTTAAAGGTTTTCTAATAAAAGAAGTTTTAACATTAGTTACTATAGTATCTGGAAAAACTTTAATCTTACCACTTTCATATAAATAAATAGGGTAATCTTCACTAGGAGCTGATAAGTTAGATCTTTGTAATTCGTATACGTTATTTCTTTGAACTCTTTGTATTTCAATATCATAATTACCACCAGTATACACTGGAACACCTAGTCTATAAAATACAAATTGTCCCGCTTGCTGCGGTGAAGGATCTGTATAGTTTATAGAATTACCTGTTAAATCATCTATTGAAGGCAAACTAAATCTACCACTAGAATATGAGCAATCACCTATACATTTAAAAGTAGATATATTATTATCTATATTCACTTGTCTATTAGAATAATCAAAATCTGTTTGAGGTACTCTAAGCTGTTGATTTAAACTATCAAAATATGTTTCAAATATATCTAATTGAACCTGCGTAGCTGTTTTGTTAAACTCATCAGGCGTTATATAGCCTCTTTGTTCTTTGTTTAACACAAGCAAAACAGTTTGATATACGTTGTTTACGTTAATTGCCATTTTATTCTTAGTTAAAATTAGTAAACACTAATCTTGATTTAGCTTGTTCAAGCTTCTCTCTTTTTTCAATAATCAATTTTTGCAGCGTGTTAGGATTTGGATTTTGCATATCTGAAAGTATGTGATATGCAACACAAGTGTATAAATAATCTTCTGCTAGTTTAGGTACTACAATTGGATCGTTTATATCAGGAGCATCGAAATCTTCTTGTGCGTAGTAGGTCTCGTAATTAAACTCTTGTATAGATCGTTTAGCGTAAAATATTACATCTGTTCTTTCTACTTCAGGTATAAGTTTATCAGGTCCAGTATATGATAATAGAAAGTTATTTATAAAATCATTTAAAGATACACTGCCGTTGATTAAATCTCCTGCCATTTTTTATTATTTTTGTCCGTCAATATCTATTTGTTGTTCTTTACTATTACCTAAAGAAGCTGCAAGTTGATCGTTAGAAAGCACACCAGCATAAGCTAATATCTTGCTCACTAGTAAAGTTCTATCTAGTTCGCTTATTTCAAAGTTAACAGATGTTCCTGCGTTATAAACATAATTACCAAACTCTTCGTTTACAGTAAAGTTCCATTTAGCAGTACTTGGAAATTTTAAATAATTTATAGTAACACCACCTTGAAGTGTTGTTGGGTACAAAGTTATTGTTCTACCTTCTAAAATATAAACTGGATATTTAGCTGATGGAGCTGTTAATGGTGATTTATTTGTAGTGTATAAATCCGCACTTTGTATTCTTTCAACTTCTCTTTCATTATAAGATATTGTACCCACCTGCTTTATATTAGCGGTTAAATTAATATTTGTTGTTGTAGGAGGTGAAAAAGAAAAGGATTGAGTTACTTTAAATATAGATATTTTTTCATCTAATAAAGCTACTCTATCAGCGTAAGCCTCATCTGCTTGTGGTTGTCTGAGCAATAAATTCAACTCGTCTAAATACTCTGTGTATATTTCTTGTTGCGCTTGATTAGCAATTTTGTTAAAATCAGTAGGGGCCAATGGACCTCTTTTGTTTTTGTCCAACACTGATAACACGGCTTTATATACGTCGTTTATATTTATTGCCATTGATATTTTTTTAAAGTATTGGGCCCGAATAAACGAGCCCTTATACTATTGTTACACGTTAGAGAAGTTTTTTCTCTATTGATTTGTAAACTTGTACGCCTTCATCTGTCTTTAAGAAGGCCGCAAAAGCTGAATATGGGTTTTCATCAAAAGGAACCTCCATAAGTTTTCTTCCATTTGATCCCCACGTAAAGTGTCTTTGATCTGGTGATAGTTTAATGATACCAACATCAGAAGCGTTAATAGCAAAATTACGTAGTTGAACGTTTTCGTCATTAGCTAATTCTAAGAACAGTTGTGGATTTGTTCTAGCAAAGATAAGTAAATCTCGTTTAATCTCTTTAGAACTCATCTTAGTAACGTTAGAACCAACTTCAACGCGCATAATTGCTTCAGCAAAATCTACATCCATGTTTCTAGCAGCAGTCATTGCATCAATTTGCAAATCAATAATATCTAAATCATCTTTAGCTACTTCAACTGGATTAAATTCTTGATACACTCTGTTTTTTGCAGGGTGATACAAAGATAATAGTTTTTGTAGATTTTGTTTTTCTTTTGGAACTGTAAGTACGCCTTCTCTAAAAATAATATGACCAAGTGTTACTTCGCCTTTTTGTTCGCTAACTAAAGGTGAGCTTTGATTCGTAGCATACCTAAGTTCCTCTTGCTTACCTGTTTCTGGATCAAACCAAAGCATAGCATATTTTCTAGTATGTTTAGAGTTTAATGTATAAGTAAGCGGAGTTTTTTTACCTCTTAATAAATAGGTTCTATCTTTAATTTCCCATTGAGGTTTTGCTAGCTCTTGTTTTACAGGTTTAGCCTTAACCTTTTTTTGAGGTGCAACCTCATTATTTTCTTCTGCTACAGCTTTTTCTGCCATAATATAATATAATAAAAATGTTAATAAAAATAATAATTACCCTCGCCGTTTGACGAGGGTAATTACTACAAATTGATTACTATGCAGATGCAGCTTTGAATAATACAAAGTTGTTTGCACCTTGCACACATAGACATCTTTCAGATAGGAAGTTTACTTCCATTGCATCAAGATCGCTAGTAAATGCACCACCAACAGATCCAGTCAACCACTGCTTCATACGACGGTCATCAGCTTGTGACGCGCGGTAACGTACGTGCAAGAATGGACGACGGATGTTAGTACCAAGGATTTGGTCATACACAGTTGAAGTACCAGCTGGGATAAGAACTCCTTCAATAGTAGAGTTGTTAGTATCAATACCACCACGTGTTGAAGCGTCGTTTAAGTATTTCCAGTCAGTCTTATAGAAATCGTAAGAACCTCTGCGGAATCCGCTAAACCCTAGGTTTAATGCCATTTCTTCAGAGTTTTCAAACAATCCATAAGCAGTACCACCGTTAGAACCAGCAGAGATATCAGCTAACATATCATCAAAATCCAAAGATGTTTGACGGTTTAAGAATAGCATGTTCTCTTCAATAGCACCTTGAGTGTCTAAGTTTTTAAGAATAGCATCAAAAGCATCAAGTCCTCCAGTAGCTGTAAATCCATCGTTCACGTTTCCACGATCGTCGATAGCAGCGAAAAGACCTTGTGTACCTTTTACACCAGCAGTAGCAGCGCCTGAACCAGTAGCTGCAAGCTCGCCCTCAACTACAGACATTTCTAAGTAATCTTCGAAACGTAAGCGAGTTTCAGACTCAGCTTTTAAATACCATAGGTAACCAGATGTGCCGTCTTCAGTAGCAACTTCTACCCAACCTATCTGAGCAGTGTCAGAACCATTCACAACATATTTGTTACGAATAATAATAGGTGAGTTAGAATATTGAGTAAAAGAAGGTGTGATACTTTTGTAACCAGTTGTATCTGTAGCTCCAGTTGAATTAGTGATAGAAACACCTTTTGCATACTCAGAACCGTATACAAAGATCTTAAGATCACCAGCAGTTGTAGATAGTCCAGTTAAATCAGCTTGGCTGTAAGGAGCAACTACAAGAGTAGCGGTAGAACCAGTTTGGCTTGATTCAGTTACTAAAGCTTTAAGCTCTACTGTTGGATCGCTTGTGTCTAAGATTACAATAGTTTGGTTTGCAGAAATTACGTTCTCAACGAAAGTATCTCCAGAACCGCCTACTGTAAAGGTTAATGTATTGTCTGCAACAGCACCTGAAACAGATACGTCGTTATATGCTACATGCAAACGGTTTTGTTCAGACCAGATAACTTGGTCAGATGTCATTGGCATTTCAGCTCCTACCATACGCAAGAATCCAGAAAGTGTTCTGTTTCCAAAACGCTCTACTTCTTGTTCGTAGATTTCAGGTAAGTACTGTTGTGCAAATGTATCAGAATCTCCATCTCCTGCGCCTCCGTTAAAAGACAAGAAGTTTGTTTCTAATAGTTGTTGTTTTTGACTCGGTTTAATTGAACCGAATAGTGGATCTAAAGCCATTTTTTAAATGTTTATTAGTTAAATTTTTTAGTTTTGATTTTTAATTTTGAAGAATCAAGACCGCTAACTGACTTAACTTTTAAGCCGCCAATAAATACGTCACCTGAAGTGGTTTTTCTAGGTTCAGTTGAAATATTTTTTGACTTAGCCATAACATCTTTAACCGCGTCGGCTTTGCCTTGCTCATAAAAATGTTGTGCTATAGTATCAGCGTTTCTAGCAGCATATAAAGCTTTGTGGTAACCCTGTACGTCTGCGATTTCACCTTTGTCATTTAAGAACGTCTTAATGAAGTTAGTAATATCTGATTGTGCACTTGCTACTTGACTTGGATTTTTAACACCGTATCTAAATTTATTTTCACCAACTTTAAAATCAAAACCTTTGAAATTATCGTTTAGTAAACTGTTAGTACGATTAACAAAAACCTCGTGGTTTTTAGCTACTGTCTGTTGCTCTTCATTGTATCGATTGAAAAAGTCCATAGCTTTTTGCTGATCTTGAGTTACGCCCGGTCTCAACTTGATCTCGTCGTAGTATTTACTCTTTAAACCTTCTAAAAAGTCTTTGGCTTTTGCAACTTCCTCTTTAAACGCAATTTTCTTTTTGCGTATATCTTTTGGTTCATCTATATCTTCATCATAATCAAAGTCTTCTAGTAAAAGACTTACATCTTCAGAATCAAGATGTGGTTTAGTTTGTTTATAGTATTCACGAATAAGTGTGTTACTATCAACATTGGTATAATCAGCATTGAGCCTAACGTAGTCTTCAACGCCTCCACCTGTTTCTTCCATAAAAGAAACTAGCTTTTCAATATTTTCAGGTAGAACTCTTTGGTCTTTAACCGCTTGCTCTACTTCTGTAGTTACAGGTGATTCACCTGTTTTTACTTGTTCTTCCTCATCATCTTGTACAAGAGAGATAGGGGACTCACTTTCTCCGGTAGGTTCTTCAACTGTTTCTTCGATGTTTTCTTCAGAAACTGTTTTGCTATCTTCGGATGTTGGCTGAACAGATACCTCATCTGCGCTTGGCTCTTGAACGGCATTGTCTTCTGTTTTTATTTCTACTTTAGTAACCTCTGGTATTACCTCGCCTTGTGATTTTTCAATATCTTTAGGTAGTTCTACTTTTGTTACTTCATTTGCTTTGCCAAGATTTTTTGGTTTTGTTTTCTTTTTACCTTTTAAAGAAAACTCTCCCTCTTGTTTTGTTGCTACTTCTGACATAATATAATATAATAAAAATTAATAAAGTTTATTTTTAACGAGGTTCAAACTCTTCTAGTCCAAATCCTCCAAGTGAATCAAAACTACTTGATTCAAAGTTTTTAGGTAGTTCATCGTTTTGACGTTGCGAAATCATTTCTGATTGTTGGGTACCTATGATTCTTGCGCGCTCGTCTTTACGATCTTCTATCTTATCTTCTTTTTCTTTTTGCGCTTCTACATCTAATCTAGCTAACTGCATATCGTAGTTAAACTTCTCCGCCATAAGCTCTCTTTTTATTTGAGCTTCTGTTTGCATACGCTGTATTTCAAACTGAGACTTACCTTGTTCTAATTGCAACTTAGTTTCAGTGAGAGCTTGTTGTTTTTGCATTTCTGCTAAAGCTGCTTTCTCAGCCGCTTGCGCATTTGCCTGTGCTTGAGCTTGTATATTAGCTTGAGCTATTTGCTGATCGCGTTCTTGCTTATGCTTACGTTTTATTTTAAGCATTTGATTAGCAAGTTTAATGTTAGATATCTCTCTAATATCTATCACATCTTCAAGATCAATACCTCCGTTTTGCAGAGCTATTTGTATGTTACGCTCTAGCATTTGCTTGTCTTCTTCCTCAGGTTCTAACTCTAAGAATATACCAAACTCATGCATGTTTAAATTTTCTATCTGCTCTAACGTATCAACATTAAATGTACTTATGCTATTCATAAGCGCGTTTTTAAGCAATGGAAAACTCAAAGCATCAGCAGCACGAAGACTAATATTCTCTGCAGTTCTAACTGTTATATACATTAGAGACTGTAGTATGTGCTTAGTAGCTGTGTTAGATGCTGCAGCTGCTAGTTTTTGTAAACCTACAAGTGAATCACTTGATGGTTGACTACCGTCTCTAGCTTCGTTAAGCCCGGTCACGTCACGTATCATCTGTAGATAATATTGATATGTTTGTACAAGCGCTTGTATCTTAGCCATACCAGAAGATGTTTGCAACTCTTGAATAGGTACTTTACCTCTATTAGGATCACCATCTTGAGTTAAACTTCTACCAACTATACTACCAGTTTGGAAATACATATTCAAAGCTTCTTGAGCGTTGTATGTAGTTCCGTTTCCAAGATCAACTTCCGCTAAGCCATCAACGTCTACAAAGACGCCATCTGGTACCATGCGAGCTAATACTTGTTGTATTTTCAAATGCGTAAGCTGAATCATATCAGCAAATCCAATACACTTGCTTACAACACTTTCTATACGACCCTTATACATTCTAGGCGCAGAAATAGTATAATTCATTTCTACTTTAGTTTGATCGCTATAAGGACGAGTCATGTTTTCAGCTAACTCCCACTTAAGCATTTTTTCAAACCCTAATATTTTAGCACCACTGTATAAAACTTCTATTGCTCTATGAACCTTGTTGTAGTTTTCAGCATCTTCAGGTGGATTGAATGAGTCATCTTTTTCAAGAGCTTTTTCAAGACCTTGATCTGTTTCTTTTATTTTAAATACTTGATTGTTGTAAGTCTTGTATTCAAAAAATAAAACTTGATCATCATCTATACCGTAATAACCTCTAGTATAGTTAACATCGCCTGGATATTTTTCTATCTCTTTTAAATCAGCGTCAGTTAAATAAGGAAATAACTTTTTAACTTCTTGCAAACTCATTGATTTGACTTCTCCAACATAATATATGTCTTCAAAGTTTGGATCTTCAGTGTATGAATAAACTAAGTTAGTTGGATCTACGTAATGAGTTGTAATACCGTTAGCTAAGTTGAAATCAGTTTTAGTAGCACCAATACCTAAAACAGTTAGATCATAAGCTACACGTTTTTTAATTTCTTCGTATTTGTTATAATCAAAAACATTTTCAATGAGTTCTTCTTCTGCTATTTCTATAGCTTGCTTGTAAGAAAGCTGCATATGAAGCTCTAACTCTTCTCTACTTTTAGGTAATTGATCTTCTGGTACATTAGATCTTTTTAAACTAACCCCTAAGTTTTGCTCAGATTGCTTTATTAAATCAGCCGCAAACGCGTCTTGAGCTATAGCCGTAGCGTGTTGTGTCCTTTGTTTTACAGCAAAAGGATCTGTAGCGTAGGATTTTATTTTATAACCTTTATCAGTCATACCATTAACCACGATGTCAACAAATTTAGATAGCGTAGCTACTGGCTTCCAGTCTAAATTCAAATAAGATAAATCACCGTTAACAGATAATTCATCTTTGTATTTTTGTACAGACTGCTCACCTCTTGCATATAATCTTAGATTATGAAAGTACTGCCAGTTGTTTCCGAAACGACCACCAGTGCCTAAGCCTCGATCACCTCTGAACCATTCGTTCTCTATAGCTCTACCTACAGCATAGCCATATTCCATTGTTGACTTTTCTGCGTCCGGTACTACCTGACTTGGGAAAGAGCTATTAACATTAGTGTAAACCATCTATTTTATTATTTTTGAAATATCGCCTGTGTTGTTATATTTTTTAAAACCTAACCGTACAGCTTGTTTTTGTTGTCTATAGACTGGTGTGTATTTATTTTTATTACAAGCCATTATAGCTAAACCAGAACTAATAGAAGCATCATGCTTTGTTCTATTGTTTATATTAAATTTACCCCAGTCTTCCAATGTTCTTTGGAAATACATCTGGCCATAACCATCGTTAGTTATACCTACGTAATCTTCAATGTAAGATTCAATAGCAGCAGCGTGTGCTTGTTTAATATCTTCTGACGAGTTTGGTATTCCGCCAATATCTTTTTCTGTTACGGATAGTTTGTTATAAACTTTATCCGGTCTATTCATAGAGAAGTTTGTTATTCTCTGCGAGTATTGGCATACCGTAAAAGTGTAATGCCATAAGTACATCTTCAAAGAATATCTCGGCTGTTTCAGGTCTTGCAATGTATTCTAAGAAAAACATATTAGCTGGAGCATTTTCCATACTAAACTTTGTAAGACCACTCAGTGATCCTTTAGAACCTTTCTTATCTACTGTACCTGATATATCATATGAGTCACATCCAAAAGCACCTATGTGCTCATTACCTGGATATTTCGCTCCATTCTTTACTATCACACGATTTTGTAAGTTTGCAGGTGGCACCCACGATACTAAGAATCTTCCATTGTTGTTTGGAACAAACCTTACTATAGTATCTTGTTTCTCTCCTTCCCACTGAAAACTACCACGCGTAACTAGTGATTTGTTTTTAACATCTTCGTTATAATCTATCTGCTCGTATATCTTAGTTAGATTAAATAAAGATTCTTTTGCTTCGTCTCTGAAAGCATGTTTCTCTGTTCTGGGAAACTGGCGGTAGTATTCGTTTAAACCATCTTGATCGCTTTTTAAACCATCAACTTCGTTTTCCCAGTGCTCAATAACACCCGTGATAATTAATTCACCGTGCGGATCTTTGACTTCGTCTTTTGGCGGATCGAATACAGGTAATCCATAAGCATCAATGAATCCTTCGTAATTCCACTCCATAGGTATGAACAAAGAATATAATCCTGAGCTAGTCTGTCCGTTGCGGTTTCTTTGCGTAACGTCTGAAGCATAGTATAATTTTTTAAAGTTTCCACCACCTTTTTCAAGTGCGTTAGATGTTGAACCCATCATACACTTACCAACAATTCTAGAACCAAGTCTTAATGTTGTTTTAGTAACTCTCCAGTTATTTAATATGTTATCAGGTCTTTCCCACTTACCAGATTCATCGTGTACTAATAGCTTTAGTTTTTCACCATCATAGCTGTTGTCACCTGTATTTTTCCAGTCAATAGTTGTATCAAGTCCTTCTATATCTTCATCAACCTC